GTTTCCAGTGTTGAGAGCCCCATTGGCTCGAGCTGTTCACCGAAGGGCCCATCTTGCGCGTAGGAGCATTCCTTAATTGAGAGCTATGCGTTGCGGATGGGCCCGCCAAGATCAGCCATTCCAGAAGGTGCTATGGGTGGCCGTGACAGAGCACCCCCAGACGGTGGGTTACACGAGATCAGTGTGCAGTCATGTTACTTTTTCTTGGTCGTACCGGACACGGACCCCGGGAGTTTTGTTCACTTCTCGCCGAGAAGGTTTTGCCAGCCATTGCTGCCGCGGCTGCCGCCGCTGAGGCTTTATCCAAGGCCGCAGCGACTGCATGTGAGACAGCAATAGAGATGGAGAGAGCGAATCCCGAGCTCGAGTGCAGTTTGCGCGAGAGAGCTGCCCAGATGTTGTGTGATGAACCGTTTAGCGGAATTTTGCAAGAGACAGTTGCCCGTACGTTGTCGTTTCAAGAATTTACGCGCATCAAGTTTTCTGAATTTGCGCAAAGGATGCGCCCTGTTTGGGATGCAATCTTTTCAATTCTGACACGAGCAACCAGTTTAGCCCCTCTTAGAGGGGCCCAGCTTTGCCTGATGGCTGGGTGGCAGCGTCTGCCCTGTTCTTATACTGTAGCGAAGGTAAGTACAGGAATTGGCTTAGGTTATGCTGTGTTTGCCACAGGACGCATGATCTTTCAACGCCGTTCCCTTGACTCTCTTAGTTCTGAAAATACCCCTTTTGTTGGTGACGCACGCCAGCCTTACTGTACGCGTTGCACACCAGCAATTGCGGACGGCCTCGATGCAGGACGGGGGTGGAAGAAGTCTGTGACCATCAAGACTAGATGCCACCGCTGCTGCCGCTTTCCGCAGTTGTTTGCTACTGATAAACATGTAGAGATAACTATTAGTGAGGAGATACATCGTTCTGTCAATATGTATTCTTGTTTGCAGTTAGGCAGAAACCGCGACACTCATGGCCCTATGGAAACTGTCATTGATAATTTGCCCAATCATGACCACAATTCAGCTATGCTTATGAACTTGCTCGGTAGGGCATGCACCTCTGAGCATATTTATAGACGTTGGTTCGGTTTTGTCATTTGGAATGAACACACAGACAGTTACATGATGGCCACCCCATGGCAACACACGCCTGGTGCTGCTCCGGCTGCTAGGAGTGAGAGTCGCCCGGTTCCTTTGAATCCTCCGGCCAATCCAGGGAGGAGGAACTGGAGAAATTTTCAACACATTTCTGCCTTTATGCGACCTTATTGGGAGTGGGTATTTCAACACAACAATCAGATACCGCAAGTGTCATTAGTTTCACCTGACCACACAGTTTTGGATGAGCATTCGAACGCAGACACCGCTGGTGAAGACCGTTTAGGTTTGCAGCGGACTCTTTCGCAAACATTGATCCAAGGAGGCGACATCACCGCAGAGAGACCTGAGCACAGGCCCATGTTGGTGAGCACAGCCAAGGATTTGGTGTTTGAAGCTAAGACAAATGCAGTCAAATGCGGACCACTTTTATCCAAACCTTTGGTCCACAACACTGGTGACACTACCCACGTGTCCAGTGGAGTAGAGAGCCGTACATTACCTGAACCTGGCCACACTTATGACAAAGATTCACCCTCCGCAAGGAGGTTGTCCAGGTTTTGGTGCAAAATGCAGGCCGCAAACTTTTCACCTTATCGTATAAAGGAGGCTTTTCTTTTAGAATATGGCAATATAACATCATTGAGTGAATTGAAATTGTCAGGTTTCAGCCAAGCTGAAATAGACGAGGCAGCACAGAAAATAGTTGGTTATCGCAACATAGGTAAAATGCCCAAACGGAAAGCCAATGGGAAACCAGAATTGGTGGAAAAATCAGCAGGTGAAGAATACAAGGCTGTACGACTCACATATGACAATGGCATAGAGCTGTTGACTTTGAGTTGTGTCATCACGAAGATTTTCCAATCCCTAATTTATGGCAAAGAACTGGGTATGTTTTACAAGCAATCCATCAAAGGCAGACCACGTGATGAAGTAATTCAAGAATTGCTACAACGGTGGATTGCCAGTGAAGGGGAGACATGTGGTTTTGAGATAGACCAAACAGGCATGGAGAGACACACTCGAGGCAACACAAGAAGCCCAGGTTTGATGAGCCCAGTGTATACCATTTTGAAGAAAATTTGCAACGTCGTTTGCAAGGAGTGT